GAGAGCGCGTGACTACTCCCATGGCTAAAGCACATGAGCTTCTAGGGATTGGATACCCAAGCCTTGTAGCCCCAAGGCTAAAATATTTAAGGAGGCATTGACGTCCCGATGCAAATGACAGCCACAAATTGGGCAATCATGCCAACGAGTAGACAAATCCTTTTTAACTATTACACCGCATTGACTACATCGTTGACTTGTATTTCTTGGGTCAACCGCCACAAACTTACGGCCAGCCTCTTCCGCTTTGCTCGCAAGCACTCTAGCAAATTGTCCCCAAGCAACATCTGCAATGCCTCTGTTTATACTTCTGAAATTACCATTCTGCATACCTTTAATATTAAGCTTTTCAATGCAGATTATACCAAAATGGTTTACAATTTTTCTTGTAGTCTGGTGAATGAAATTATGCCTTTTGTTTGCAATTCTTTCATGAATATGGGTAACAACTTTTCTAGCTTTTTTTCGTTCAGGCGTGCTTTTCTTTTGCTTGGACAACTTTCTTTGAGCTTTAGCAAGTGCTTTTTGGTCTGTTTTAAAAAAATGAGGATTTTCTATTTTCTCACCATTAGACAAGGTAGCAAAATTTTCAAGCCCAACATCAATACCAGTAGCCTTTTCACTTTTTGGCAATGGCTTTGGTTCACACTCACAAGAAAAACAAACATACCACTTACCAGTAGAGGTTTTTCTAATAGTGCAAGTTTTAATCTTGCCTTTGATAGGCTGATGCAATTTAATTTTGATTGTCCCTATTTTGGAAAGTTTGAGTCCATTGTTGGTTATTTTAAATCCTGTTTGAGGATAAGTAAAAGAGTCGTATCTATGCTTGCTCTTAAATCTTGGATATCCTGCCTTACCATTTTTTGCTTTAACTCTTCTGAAAAATGCCTTAAATGCAAGGTCAACTCTTACAGCTACATTTTGCAAGACTTGAGAATAAATATTGGACAAAGTAGGTCTATCCTTTTTAAGGATTGGAATAGACACGGCTTGAGCATAGTAGTTAAGAGATTCTTTTTTCTCTTCCCAAGATTTTTTGCGTTGCTCAAGGAAATGATTGTAAAGCCAACGGCTCTCTTCAAGAGTCTGAAGCATAATTGTGGTTTGTTTCTTAGTAGGAAAGAGCCTATACTTAAAATTTTTAATTTTAAACTATATTAACTTAAAAAGCAAGAATAATTTTTTTAGGCTGTATCCCTGCTTTAAAAAGCAAGGTTCTAACTCATTGTTTTTCTATAAATTTTTGGGCTTAATTTCCCTAGTAATTATATAGAGATATGAATAGAGTTATAGGAGGTGAAAGAGAATGGCAGCAATAACAGGAAGAGAGATTATAGCAGCATTTAAAAAGGCGACTAGTTGGCGAACGGCAGTGGAGTGTGGAAGTGGTGATGGAGTGCTGATTACTAATGAGGCACTAGGGGATATTGGACGGACACCTATTGCAGATGAGTCACTGGGGGTGAACTTTATTACTGAGCGGATTGATACTTTTTACCCCCCGCCTTCAGGGACGCTAGGGGCAAACATGCGGTATATGGGGCTGGATAAGCTGATTGCTTGTGGGATGGGATCTACATCTACCCCTACTTGTATTAGCAGTGGAAGTGATAAATGGGAACATGCAATTAGGCTTGCACCAAATAATGATGGATTGTTTGGGACGTTTGTAATCAAGAAGAAGACAGACAAGGTATGGGAAATCCCCAGTCTCAAGGTTACTGGTTTCTCTTTTAATGCGACGGTGGGTGAGATTGTTACAATAGAGTTCAACTGCACTGGTAATAAATGGGAGACAGAGAGCCAGGTAAATAGCACTGATACAATAGCTAATGTAACCTACCCAGATAGGTATCACTGCGTGGTATTTGATGATAATGCTAAGATTAGGATGAATGCCAGAGATGGAGCTGCATTGAGTGATAGTGATAAGATATATCCACATACCATTAGGCTGACTTTTGACCGTCCAATGGAAGAGAACCGCGATGCCAGTTATAATGATATTAGTGAGCCAACTGGCGGTGGTTTCCCTACTGCTACACTGGAGTTGACTTTTGACAAGTATAGTATGAATGATTTTACTACTGCTATTAACAGTGCTACTTTACAGAAGCTGGATATCACCTTCACAGATGCTAACAGTTATATGTTTAAAATAGAAGCTCCTTCAGCTAAGATCATCACGGCAACTGCACCAGTAGGAGGCCCTGGGAAGATAGGGCACACAGTGACTTTACAGTTAGATGCTTGTGTTAATACACCTGATGGAATGCCTTGCACTGAACCATTTATGGTTACGCTAGTGAATACTAGGTCTGGGAATATATTAGGTTAGAGAGGAGTGTAAAATAGATAGGAAAGGAGGAGCATAGTAATGGGTATTAAATTTAAGTTAACACCAGAGCCGGTATGGATTAAGGCGAGTGATCCTCTGTTTGATAAATCAGAGCTAGGTGAATTCTCTAAAGATGAGCGGGATAAGGTGTCTTTTTTAATTAACCCGCTGACTGATGAAGTGTATAGTGACCTGAGAGAGAGATACACTACAGAAAAGGTAGAGACAGTTTTTGTGCAGGGGCGTAGGGAAACCCAGCGTACTACCCAAGTGGATAATGATGGGCTGAATGAGGCTTTGATTGACTACATTGTAAAGGATTGGAAAGGGGTGGTGGATGAAAAGGAGAGGGAGTTGCCTTGCACAAGAGAGAACAAGCTAGCTTTGGTGAAGAGGGGGTATCCCATGCTGGGTGTGGCATGGATAGAAGCCTCTCGTATGGTAATGAGCCAGTTTGAGGATTTTTGCCGTAAGTATAAGGAGGAGCAGGAAAAAAACTTATCCAGTTCACAGAATGGCAGCGGAGGAGACAGCAAGGGGTAAAAGATGGAGTAGAAGTGACATGTGAAAAGTGTCAACAGATGCGAGAGATGGGTTGGCCTAGACCCACATGTGAAGAGTGTGGGTGGGTAGATCCTACAGAAGAGAATGCTTTTGTCTGGTATGTCTTTGTCCGTTACTTCCCCCTTCTTGTAATGCAGAATGGCTTTGGTGGGTACACACTGAATGTTGATGGGTTGGAGCTCATTATGAAGGAGTTTGGGGTGGAGGGGCGATTAGAGTTTATAGAGCGGTTTTGTTTGTTGGTTAGTATAATGCTTAAGCAGGAGAAGGAAGATAAGGATAAGGTAGATGGCTGAGAAAACACTTAAATTTGTGTTACTTGGTGAAGATAAAGCAAGTGGAGTTGTCAAAGCTGTTGAGGGGACTATTGCAGACCTTGATAGACAGGTAAAGAAATCCACTAGAGAAGTTAGTCTATGGAGGAGGGGGATTGAGGGAGTACGGGCAGGGATGCATCGTCTTACCTCTACTGTATTTAGCCTGAAGGGGGCATTACTTGGCTTGGGTCTAGGGTATATTGCCAAACAGACGATAGAGGTAGCTAACTCATTTGAACAGTATCGGATGACACTACAGGTGTTGGAAAAGGGGATAGATGCTGGGAATGAGAAGTTCCAAGAGCTACTAGTGTTCGCTACCCAAACCCCTTATCGTATAAATGAGGTAATGGAGGCATACAAGACTCTAAAGGCATATGGCCTTGACCCTACTATTGAGACTATGACTGCCCTTGGTGATACGGCAGCGGCTATGGGGAAAGAGGTACTGCCCCGTCTAGCTTATGCTTTTGGGCAGATGGCTGCCACAGGGAAGGTTATGGCACAGGACTTGATGCAACTGAGTAATGCTGGGGTGAATGTTGGGGATGCATTGAGAAGTGGATTTAACATAGGACGGGCAGAGTTAGAGAAGCTAAATGAGGCAATTGCTGCTGGTGTGGCGGATATGCAGGATGTAATTGATGTTTTTATGAACTATATGCGAGACCAGTTTGGTGGGATGATGCAAAGGCAGATGTCCACCTTGGGTGGACAGATTGAGGAGTTGCGTTCTTATTGGCAGCTTTTTCAGGATACACTCATGAAGCAGGGGGCATATAATGAGGTGACAGCTTTTCTGACTGCATTGAATGACCGTATACAGGAGTTACAGAGAGAGGGGAAGCTGGATGAGTGGGCACTTAGAGTAGGTGAGGCTATTGTAGGGGCTATGGAAGCCTCGGCTAAGGCTATTGGGGTTACTATTGATAGTGTTCAGTTTTTGAAAGATATGTTTATGCTTACAGGGAAAGCAATAGCTTGGTTTACTGCAAAGGTTAAGGGGGAGGAAGAAGTAGTTAAGGTAGCTGTGGAGGATATAAAGAAATTCGTTGGAGAGATAGAAAAGAGAAAAAGTGTTTATAAAGAGATTAAAAAGGAGCTGGGGGAGTTACGTACTAGAATGGAGCAGGCTAAGCTGGATGCTAAAATAAGAGAGGTAGCTAAATCTATTGTGGAGGATATCCGCGGTATAAGGAAAGAGACTAAAGGGTTGGTGGCAGATTTAAGTAGGGTAGGAGAGACAGGAAAGGAGGAGTTGGGGAAGCTGGAAAAGGCAGCAGAGGCTGTTGTTGAGGACATTAGGGGTGTTTATGGGGAGATGGAAAAACAGGCTGAGGCAGTGTGGAAAGCAACTAGGACTCCACTGGAGCGGTATCAGGAAGAAGTGAAGAAGTTAAATAAGCTGTTAGAAGCAGGGATGATTTCGCAAGAAACTTATGTGCGGGGGATTACAAGTGCTTGGGAAAGGTATGGAGAGAAGGTTAGAGAGGTTAATGAGGAGATTAAGAAAAGTGGTGGGGAGGTAGAAGAGGTATATCTGTCAGTTTGGTATGAAATAAGGCAAAATATTGCTGATTTTCTAGACCAGGCTATGCAGGGGTTTGCTTCTTTTAGAGATTTTGCGAATAGTGTTTGGGCTGCTATTAGGCGGTCATTGTCAAGTGCTCTGGCAGAGATGATTACTGATTGGCTCAAGTCAATGCGCTCAATGGCTGGTGGTGCTCGTGGATTATTAGGAGCATTAGGCACTGCTGCATATGGCATTGCTGGAATGGTAAGGGGAGAACCTTGGCGGGCTGTTGGCGGTGTAGGGGCAGCAGCGGCTATGTTTACAGGGCACCCTATGATTGCCACGGCAACCATTGTATCAGCAGAGATTGCAAGGGCAGTTTTTAAAGGTAGAGTTGAATGGGTAGGTGTTGGGGCGGGTGCAGCGGGGATACCATCAACCCAGATTGGATTGAGAGGGGGGATGGGATTTTGGCAACGACAAGTATTGGCTGGGATAGGTGGAGCTGCTGGTGGAGCTGCTGCTTCAATGCTTGGTTTAGGCATGATGGCTGGTGGGGTGCTTGGTGCTGCTGTTGGTGGCTTAGTTACTCTGTTTACCTCAATGTTTAGCCGTAAATGGCCAACTATCCGTGGAACGGCCGAATTATCACTAAAAGGTTTAAGTGATAGCCTAGACTATGTTGAAGGATATATGAGGGAGATTGAA